ATAAAAAAATATTTTCAAACAACAAAAAATAAATGTTGGTTCTCTAACGATGATCTAAAAATAACTAAAATGTTTTATCCAACTAATGTTCCTGCTGGTTGGACTAAGGGAAGAAAAAAATACTAAAAAGGAGAAGATTTCTCTTCTCCTGTCTCAAATATATTAGACTTTACGAATAATCAATCCTCTGCTAATTTTTGAAAATATGACATCGCATCATCTTCATCATCATCCTGAGAAATTTGAGGAAGAGAAGGAGATTTAGAGCGAGCATAAGACTCTTCTAGTTCTTCAATAACTTTACTTTCTCGGCTTACGGGAAAACTATAAGATTCATACTCATCTTCTTGTTCTACCACAGCACGAGACTGTGTTGGGGTATTAGTTCCACCTAGACCAAGAACATAATTCATACGCTTTTCAAGTTCTTCATATGACTTGAATTGATCTGGAGCAGTAATTGCAGAGAGAGAATATTCTTTCTTCCAGATTGCTTCAAGTGCATCGTCATCATCTAGTAGAGGAGCAACACGATCAAACTCTGACTTATCATAGTTCCAATAACCATCCTTCTTTACGATCTTAATCTTAAAGTTTGCACCTTGCCAGAAATCAAAAGGATTGATTGGATCTTCATCATCAAACTCAGGTTGCATAGCATTTAGAATCTTATCAAAGATCTTTTTGCCATACTTAAAGAGGAAAACCTTACCTTCGTTTTGAGGATTAGCAGGATCCTTTACAACGTAAATGTTAGAGTAGTAAGACAGTTTACGCTTTTGTTTACGAACAGTGTCTTTATCTTTTTCGCTACCACTGTTCCAAAGACCACGATTATACTCGCTTACTGGATCTTTCTGTCCAAGTGTGGTAAGACTGTTTTCAATATACCAACCACCAGAACCCTGGAAAGCATGAGTATACATCTTCACCCAAGGTAGTTCTTCTCCTTCTGGAGCAGGTAGAAAACGAATGACTGCGGAACCCACGCCCGTCTTATCCATTTCAGGTTTCCACAGACGCTCATCGGCACCACCAGAGGTAGTATTCATTTTCTCAACTTGTTTTACAAGTTTTTCGGTAAGCGCGCCCAGAGAAGATTGTTTTTTTAGATTTGCAAAATTAGACATTTATACCTCGTATTTGTACGGATTTGGCTTTTGTGTACTTCGTTATTCTACTGGTCTGAACCTGTTTTGTCAATCTGCTGCCTCATCATCTCAAGCATCTTGGACATATTATTCAAGATGATATTCATATCAGTGCCAGGAGGCATACCCATCATAATAGCAGAATTAATGATACGTTCTTTCATTTCTCTTGCTTCTGGGTCATCAGACAAACTCATTCTTGTATAAAGAATTTTTTGCTTTTCCAAAAGAGTTTCTAATACATCAACGTGCTCAAGTTTCTCTTCTTTACTCATAGAAGGAAACGTAAAAACATTTGCATAAATTATCTCCTGAAGTTCTGCGATTTCCGTCATTTCTGCACGGACAACTTCGGAACTAAAAAAACTCATTGACCCTCCAGAATAATTTCTTTCAAGATTTTTTTAAAACGAAATACGTCAGTATTTATGAACGAGTCATATTTTTTAACTCTACGACTAACGGTTTTCCATACTGGGTCTTGGAGTTTTTTATCAAAATTCTTTGAGTATGCAAATATTTTATTCAAAAGAACCATTGTTTCTAATGAAATCTTACCACTCAAATATTTTTTTAAAAGAACTGGGTGCCCTTTAGAACAATTAAAAATGTCCTCAAATTTATTTTCTTCAAACAAGGGTTGACTTTCTTCTTTAAAGACATAAGACAATGATTGCATTTTCTTTTGCCATTGCTGATATCTTTCTTCACCCTCTTTGATAATTTCACCAATCCAAAGAGTTTCTGGATCATTACAAGAAACAAAGTTTGATACAAAGAAATCTACAACTTCTTTATCTGTTTTTTGTCTGGAAATCTTTTCAAACCACATTCGGTCTCGTCGTTTATAGAACGACTGAATAGTTGCTCTTGATTTTCCACAATATTTAAAATAATCATACTTATCATCTACGAAATGTCTTTTTAATGACAGATAGCATTTATATGCATCAAACGGGACCACTTTAAATACCATTAAAAAATTAGTTTAGCGCGTGAAGTTTTCTTGAGAAAGTTCAGTTCCATTGCTTCATACTTAATCTTTTCCTTAAGTGGTTTGGATATAAGTTTAGGAACTGATTCTAAATCGATATTATTCTGTTCACAAAAGTAAATTATTGCATCGATATAGTTCATTTCGATATTAATTTGAACAAGTTTTTCAATTTCTTGAGCAAATCGTGAAGGGCAGAAGAATTTGCTTTCTAGTACCTTTTCTAATTCATTTTCCATCTGACCTAATATTGTAATATGCAAAATTTTAAAAGAGAACTTATATGAAGTATATCAATTTATTCTTATACTGTCAATTCGTTTAACTTGTCATTAACAAACTTTTTAATATATTGAGTGAGTAATTTTAGATATTTTTTCTTATCTCTTTCCTCATATACAACACATTCGCCGTCTTCGCAAGACATTATGATTACAAACTTCTTTACTACTAGTCCAGTATTTTCATATAGCATGGCAGCATAAGCAGCACACTGGACAAAATAACCTTCAATCCATTCTCTTGGTTTTGGTTGTTTAGAAGTTTTAAAATCGACAATTGCCAGCTCACCATCGAATTCTGCAACACAATCACAAGTTCCGGCAATACCAAGAACTTCACTATAAAGTGCTCCTTCAAGAGCACGAATATTATTTATTCTGTCTAGAGTTGGTTTAGCAATTTTGAAAAGATGGTGGGAAATTGGCTGAAGATTAGGAAGTTCATTATTGTAAAAATAATTTTCCGCAAGTGTATGAAAATCTGTTCCGCGACTAGTTGCTCTCTTGGTAATCCTATCTGCTTCTTCTACACCAACCCTTTTACGCCAGTTGTTAAAGAAATCTTTTTTGTAGTGACTAATAACAGAAGTAATAGATACTAACTTTTTATTTCCAGAAGGTAACTTATAGTACCTCACACCATCTATCAGTTCTCTTTCAAGAACCGATAGATCCAATTTCATATGAGTAAAGATCATAGATTCAATTCATGCTTTGCAATGAGATATTCTTTGACCAGACCACTACGGCAAACATCTTCAATATCAAATTCAATAATATCAAAAGATGGCATTACTCGCAAGATCCTCATAAAATCGATAATACCATTTCTTTCATTTGTTTTAATCAGGTCAGTTTGAGTTGCATCTCCACAGAACATAATTTTACTGTTTTCACCAACACGAGTAATAATAGAATCACTTTCGTGGAAGTTCAAATTTTGAAATTCATCTACAATGATAATTGCGTTATCCAAAGTAGTTCCGCGAATAAAAGAAGTAGACCAGAAACTAATAGTACCTTGAGTTTTGAGATTTCCATAGAGCATTTCAAACGATGCGTCATCTGGCATTTCAAACATATACTTTACCATATTCTTATATGGAATTTGATAAAGTGATGATTTGTCTTCATGGTCCCCTGGAAGAAAACCAATTTCCCGAGTGGCAACAAGAGACCTTACAATATAAATTTTTTCGTATGGTGTTCTTTCATCTAACACATCACAAAGAGCATTATAAAGTGTAATAAAAGTTTTTCCTGTTCCAGAACAACCATAGGCAACTATGTTGTTATTCTTTTTATATGCATCGAAAAGTTTTCTTTGATTATCTGTAAGAGGTTCAATCTCTCTCATTAAGTCAAGGTTGATTGGTTTCTTACGCTTCATTTGTTTAGCAGTCATACCAACGCCAATTGGTTGCTCATCTCTTCTATTTCTTCTTGCCATACAATAAAATTAAACAGGTTTTACTTTAGATCCAGGTACTTGTGATGCTTTTTTTAGAACATCGTTCCATCCCGGGTGAGACTTTTTAAGTCGGTCATAAACCTCACCTACTTCTCCAGAAGCAGGACAAGTTGACGGATCACTCCAATCTCTTGTCCAATCTGGATTATCAATTTTCCACTGGTCCCATTCAGTAATGGACATTGTTACTTCTTTTTGTTCGCCAGTAGTTTTATTATAAACCGGATATGTTGCCAAATTCATTCCTCCATTTTATATAAGGATATTTAGTTAATCATTATAGAAGGAGCGTCAATACAGTCTTCACATCCTTCGCGGGTCCAACCAAGTGCTTCTGCTACGGTAGGGAATTGGCAAGTAAAGATACAGCGAACTAGTTCTGCGATTTCCATATGTTCTTTTTGAGTACCATGGGCAGAACGCAAGTCGATATAATGGATCCACGACCTAACTGAACCCGTCATATAGAGGCGTGTGGGCGTCGCCAGGGGCAATACGAACCTTGCACACTCCTTTGCCACACCTTTATCCAGAAGGCGGTTGTAGAGGCGTAGAGACTGCTCAAAATGCATTCTAATGTCTTCTAGCAGGGTCAGTTTCAAATAGTCTGGAATATCATCAATAGAGTTTTGTCGGTTCTTTGTATCCTGACGACGAAGTTCTGGAAGAGGAATAGTTTTGTTTAAAAGATTTGTATCAGCATACCGTTGAGAAAACTCTTGAAATGTGAAAGACCTATGCCGAAGTATTTGAGCCGCAATACCTCTTGTTGTATTGATTTCTACAGTAAGACTTGCTTGCTCAAAGATGCTCCAGTGTTGATGTTGAATACAATACTTAAGCAGTCCAGAGAACTTTTCGTTTTCTTGGTTAGAAGGGTTTGAAACTCTAGCACAGTATGCCATATGCTTTTCAGCATCTGGTGTGACAGATATAAATTTGACTTCTGGTTTCATATATTCGAATTCGTCAAACATTGTACTCATCTTCCTCGTCATAAAATACTTCGTCGTAATCCTTAATGTATGGTGCTATTTCCTCATAGTTTGGTTTGTAAGAATCCTGATCAGAGTCTAATTCTTCTTTAAGACAATTTACCAGAGACTCAAGGTTTCTTACAATCAATCTAATCTTTTCTTTATCCATTCAATATGAACGCTGACAAAGCTAATTATACACAAAAAAAGAGGGGCAGTCAAGACCCCTCTTCATATTAATCACGATTTCTCCAATCACTTTCATTATCACGACTAAAGAAATCAATAATATCATCAGCACTTTCGAATCCAGTCTTATGATTTGATGGATCTGGATCTCCAAGATCCAAAGCATTCATAAAAGCATCAAGACTATCTTCCTGCATATCTGGATTAGCAGCGCGGCGTCTTGCCTGTCTTAGAATAGTTGCTGCTGAGCGATTTGACTTAGCAAGTTTTTCGCACCAAATCATATCACTTAACTCTACGGATTCCCCCTTTGCAATTCTTTCACAAATTGCTTCAAGGCGCAAACGATATTGTGTAGAAATCATTTACTTCTCCTAGTATGTTATATTTAGTTAGCGTTCAATATAACTCAAAGTATGACTTTGAGCAAAAAGTTGATGAATGATAATATCACATCCAATTTTTGGATTACAATCTCCACAGGTATATA